TAAATATCAACATATAAAATGGAGGAGTAAACTTGGCAACTTATCCTGTTATTCATAAACAAACTGGTGAACAAAAAGAAGTTACCATGAGTATTCATGATTGGGACCAATGGAAAAGAGACAATCCCGAATGGGACAGAGATTGGTCAGATCCATCAACTTGCCCCGCTTCGGGAGAAATTGGTGAGGTCTATGACAAACTTAGAAAGTCTCATCCAGGATGGAATGATGTCCTTCGTAAGGCATCCAAAGCACCTGGGTCAAACGTAAAACCAGTCTAAATTTTTTATAAAACCATATGGCAAGAAGAAGAAAGGATGATCAACCGATTGGTGTCGGAATGACCGCAAAGCAAATGAAGCGTAAGAAGCCAATCAATCTTGATTTAATGAGAGAGATTGAACCTTTAACAGAAAATCAAAAACTTCTGTATGAAGCGTATGAAGCAAACAAAAACATTGTTGCATATGGATGTGCCGGAACTGGTAAAACTTTCATCACATTGTATAATGCCCTTCAAGACGTTTTAGACGATAGAGCACCTTACGAAAAAATTTACATCGTTAGATCTCTTGTTGCCACTCGTGAAATTGGATTTCTTCCTGGCGATCATGAAGATAAATCCTCACTTTATCAAATCCCATATAAGAACATGGTGAAATTCATGTTCCAAATGCCAGATGATGCATCGTTTGAGATGCTTTATGGCAATCTTAAAACGCAAGGAACGATCAGCTTCTGGTCTACTTCCTTTATTCGCGGAACGACTCTTGATAATTCTGTTATTATCGTTGATGAATTCCAAAACTTAAACTTCCACGAACTTGATAGTATCATTACTCGTGTAGGTGAAAACTCTAAGATTATGTTTTGTGGCGATGCCACTCAAAGTGACCTAATTAAATCGAATGAAAAGAATGGTATCGTTGATTTCATGAAAATCCTTCGTATCATGCCGTCTATCGATATCATTGAATTTGGTGTTGATGATATTGTTCGTTCAGGTTTAGTTAAAGAATATATTCTCGCAAAAATGGAAGTTGGTGCATGACATTTATTCATCATAATTACTTAGGTGAACTCGAACTAGAAAAGAAAGAAACAAATGGCATCCGTCTCTATAATCTCCCGAATGGAGACTGGGTGCCATCAATTACCTCTGTAACCTCTTTCTACAATCGACAGATCTTTACCGAATGGAGAAAGAGAGTTGGTCTTGAGAAAGCAAATGCAATTACAAGAAAAGCAACCGCAAGAGGAACTGACTTTCATCAAGTCTGCCAAGATTATTTGGAAAACAAAGAACTCAACTGGGATGATTATCAACCTCTGACAAAGTTTATGTTTTATCATGCAAAGCCTTATCTTGATAAGATAAATAATATTCATGCAATTGAAAGAACTCTTTATTCCGAATACTTAGGGCTTGCTGGAAGAGTTGATTGTATTGCAGAGTATGATGGCGAGCTCGCTGTCATTGACTTTAAGACATCAGAAAAAATAAAACCAGAAGAGTGGATCGAAAATTATTTCGTTCAAGAAACATTTTACGCAGCAGCGTATTATGAGTTGACAAAAATCCCTCCCGTCAAACTCATCACATTAATGGTTACTCCTGGTGGCGAAGTTAAAGTATTTGACAAAAGAAACAAAGGGGATTATATTAGACTATTAGTTCGCTATATCAAAGAATTTGTACGTCACAATACTAGGTCAGATGGAGAATGAGTTAGAAAAAGTATTAGAGAGTAAATTTTTCTGTCCCTCAAGATTTGCACAGGAGATTGAAAATCTTGTGCAAGTAAATACTGAGATGAATTATATTGATGCGATTGTTCATTTCTGCGAGCAGAACAACATTGACTTAGAATCAGTTCCTAAACTTATCTCAAAACCGTTAAAAGATAAAATTAAATACGAAGCGATGGAACTTAACTTTCTTAAAAAGAGTTCCAGAGCAAAATTGCCTTTATGATCCATTTTTGGGGGAAAAAATCCCGGCAAAAAAATCCCTATATTACTTTTTTGAATGATGCCATATGATGCCTATAAGTGTTATCTGTCTTTGAAAAATCACTTCACCAAGGACAGTTATGACTACCACAAATATTGTGGTAAAAGTCGTGCAACTCTACAATCATTCTATAAAAGAAAGGATAGAATGTGGTTTGAAAAAGTATCACGACAAAAAACAGACAAGGAAGTAGAAGAATTTTTCGTAGCAAATTTTGTCACATGTAATGATCCAGAAACTCTCTGGATCGGAGAAATGATCAAAGAAGGTGAAGATCGATACAAAAATTGGCAGAAAAAGGTTCAGTCCCTCTCCTATATCTTTAAAGAAGAAAGTCGATCTTTGTTTGAAGAAAATAAATTTGAAGATATTTTTAATTGTTCCAAAGGGCATCCCGTTCTTTTGAAAAAGTTCCTGAGCGGGAAAATTAGCCTAGAAACAATGGTCATATACGATAGAATATTCCTGTACGGGAAGAAGTTTGATAGCAAACTTAAAGACCCGGTGTGGGAAACCGTCAGTCGTCGGATTAAAAAATATAATCCGTTTCTAAATATTGATGTATTTTGTTTTCGTAAAATCTTGAAAGAAATTATTTTGGAGGATTCATGAGTTTCTTCAATTCGGAAGTTGTCCGATCAGAGATGACTGAAATTGCAGACCTTCAAGAAGAGATTTATTCAAATGTCTTCAAATTTCCTGCGATGTCAAAAGAAGAAAAACTTGAACATGTGGAACTTCTGGAAAGACTTTTGGATAAGCAAAAAGTTCTTTACACAAGAATGAGTTTATCTGATGATCCAGAAGCGAAAGAAATGAAAGATAAAATTATGAAGTCTGCTATCATGATGGGTATGCCACCTGGAACTGACATGAATATTATTCTTAACAACATGTCTCAGATGCTCGATGTGATGAAAGAGCAGATTGACAAAACAGGTTCAGACCTGTAAAATAACAAAGTACACAAAAGCCAAATCCATACAAATCCGAGGTAATCTGATGTCTTTTGCAGATCTTAAAAAGCAATCCAAACTTGGTTCTCTCACTTCTAAACTGGTGAAAGAAGTTGAGAAGATGAGTGCAACTTCCAGTGGCGCAGATGAGCGTCTTTGGAAACCAGAAATGGACAAAACTGGAAACGGTTTTGCAGTGATCCGTTTTCTTCCTGCACCCGAAGGGGAAGATGTTCCCTGGGCAAAAATGTATTCCCATGGTTTCCAAGGTCCTGGTGGTTGGTATATTGAGAACTCTCTGACCACTAGTGGACAAAAAGATCCTGTCTCTGAGTACAACCGTAAATTGTGGAACAGTGGTAGCGATAAAGATAAAGAAACTGTTCGTAAACAGAAGCGTAAACTATCTTACTATTCCAATATCTATGTTGTAAAGGATCCAACTAATCCTTCTAACGAAGGTAAAGTCTTCCTGTTCAAGTATGGCAAGAAGATCTTTGACAAGATCATGGAAGCAATGCAACCTGAGTTTGAAGATGAAACTCCCATCAATCCCTTTGATTTCTGGCAGGGTGCTAATTTCAAACTCAAAATCGTAAAGAAAGATGGGTATTGGAACTACGACAAATCTGAGTTTGGTTCAGTTGAACCACTACTTGATGATGACGATGCTCTGGAAGCTCTTTGGAAAAAAGAGTATTCTCTGGCAGCAGTCACCGCTCCCGACCAGTTCAAAACTTATGAAGAACTCGAAAATCGTTTGAATGCTGTTCTAGGTCTTCAAACAACTCCTTCACGTTCTCGTGAAGTCATGGAGCAAGAAGAAGATTATGATTCCTATCTTTCAAAACCAACCGGTGAGACCAAAGTAGTAGAAGAGTTGGAAGAGTCTTATGCTCGTTCCAAATCCCCTTCACTTCCCGCAATTAGTACTGCTGATGAAGATGAAGATGACGCTTTGAGTTATTTCCAGCGTCTTGCTGAGGAATGATCACTCAAAAAGTCTAATATTATCTGCTTTTTTAAGGGTGCTGTTCAGATATTGGGCAGCACCTATTTTATATGGCATAATACTATTGATATCATCGAGTACGATACGCAAATATGCTGATTTAAGAACGAATATATTTCTCTTTTCTGCTTCAATTTGAGACTCGTATTCATAGTTAGTCACAGGAGTTAATATACTTGATGCAGGAAGAGTCGTGTAATACCCAAATCCATCATCATAATATTCATAGTAATATGCGTTTCCTATGTTAATATCTCCATCAACAGTAAAAATAACTTCCTCTCTTCCAGATGTGCTCATAACAGGATTTGCTACTGATGCAACTACTGGAAGTTCATAACTGAAAGAAATTACTATATTATCAATTGCTGCGTTGATAGATGTAACAGTAAATCTTCCATTAAATTCTGATTCTGATACATTATTGATATAAACTTGATCTCCAACTTTTAGATCAAGAATACCATTGTTCATCGTAACTGTAACTGTTCTTGATGGTTCACCGGCACTTCCAGCAAAAATTTGATTTATGCGAGTATTGATTACTTGTATAAAGTTTCCTTCGGTTCTCCATGTATTTGGAGATCTCAATCCAGCAGGCAGAACAACTGCTCCCGAAGAGTTTCTAATTTCTATTGTTTCATAATGGTGAATTCCAGAATATAGATTTTCATAGGATCCATACTTTTCCAACATAACCTTATCAAAAGTATTTTGTTGTAATGGCCATTCACTTTGAACACTTAGAATATTATTAGAAAGCAAGACAATCCAATCTAAGGTATCATCTTCATAAAATTTGTATGCAACATTGTCAGGTCTTTCGTCGCCAAGAATTGTATATTTTTCAAAGAATGATAAATTTCCAAAAATGTCTTCTCTCAGTTTTCCTCTCTTAAAGAAATTTTTTACACTAGTATAATCTGATATATTTTGCTTTTCTCTGCCTCTTGAAACATATGCAAAATTGGGGACTTGTCTAAAATAAGATGCCATTTTTAGTAACCTATTTCTGTATCGTTATCTCCACCCGGGAGTTTTGTGTAATCATCATCATAGATTGGATCAAGTTCACTAAAATTTAAACTAATATCATATTGAACCATCGATCCATCTTCATAAGTCGCATAATTTCCAGCAGGAGTATAGTTTACATTGCATGATGTGAGAGCACATTCTTTAATTCTATTCAACCATGGATGATCTTTATTTTGTCCATCCTGTCCATAAACATAAGAAATTCCAAATGTGTTTGGCGATTTTAGATATAAAGAACTTTTTGCTCTCTTTACCGACATTCCTTGCTTAAAGAATCTAATGATTTCTTTGATTACTACTGCTTCTTCTTTGCTTCTAGCAGATAGAGAAAAATTAAATGCAAATGTTCTTAATGAAGGACCATCAAATAATAATTCTAAGTTTGGATTAACAATTGCACCACTAACTCTTGTAAAAAGTCTTGCATTTGTACCAACAGCAGCAGCGGCTAAACCAGTTACAACCTGAGTTTTTATATCCGGAGCATTATTTGCTGCAGTTTCAGACATCTGACCAGCAGCTTCTGTTGCTCCCTCTGCTCCACCCAACATTGTGGCAATTGAAAGATTTGCAAATTCTTTCTGGATTGAATTAAATCTATCATCACCCCAACCAACAGTATTTAAATCTGAAACTGATGGTTGAATTGGTAGACTTGCAGATCCTAAAATATTTCTACTTCCTCTATCGCCAAATTCATCATTACCACCAGCAGATGCAGATGCTACTTTTCTTGGTTCATAACGATACATTGTAAATTTAATATAGTCTTGTGTTACTTCCCTATCAATTGGATATCTCAGATTATCTGATTTTTTATAACTCAGTCGAACACCACCATCTTGAACATTATCATCTTTTCTTATTTCATCTTGTGTTATTGGTTTTGTTTGTCCCTGCTGCGCTGCTGCTTCTGCTTCTGATGGTGCAGCAAGATTGTTTACTTTTGGAGCACCTTTAAATATTGTTTCTTTTTGCTCTTTAGTAAAATTTTTATTGATATATGCTGCTCTTTGGTTATCTGCTTCTTTTGATACGTCAGTTAATAAAAATTTTTGATATTCTGGTGTTAATTTTTTTCCTTCCGCTGTTAAAACTGGTTTCCATCCGTTTGAACTGCCAGAAGTCATCACAAGAGTTCTTGGACCTCTGGGGCCAAGTGGAAGTTGATACACATCCATAGCACCGTTTTCTTTATTCACATTAGAAAGAAAAAGATTTGTTGGTTTATTGGGTGCTGTTTTATTCTGTACTCCAAATTCTAGTGCTTGGACATTTGCCATTAAACTACCTCCTCAATCAAAAGAGGATTGATCATCTCAATTTTTTGTAGAGTATGAGACATTTATGAAGAGATTTTTATTTATTTAGACGGAATTTTGCATATGGTATTGTTAGCAGTTCATCTAGTTCGTTATACTTAACTACATGCAGTTTTCCTGCAACCTCTTCCCAGGTGTATTGTCTTCCCTGTCTCCAATGAAAATTGATTCCTTTAAATCCCCATCTCTCTAATGAAGTACATGCAATGAGTGGATGTTGATCGTATTCTATCTCTGGTGTTTTTGGATTATAAACAAATGTATAAAATTTTCCTGGTTCTGGATATAAAACTTCTTCTTTAAAAACTTCCATGATTAAAAGCATTAGATCCTCTGGATCTTTACTTCCAAGTGCTTCTATTCTTCTTTGAAGTTCCCTAGTTCTGGCAGTGCCTGTTTCTAAATATTGACCAAAACCTTCTGCCATTATTTGATACCTAATTCTTCTTCGGTAATAACTTTAAATTCTAACATTCTATCAGCGCACCATTCTTTTGCTGCTTTCCACTTTGCTTGATTGACTGCGTAAGTCTTACATTCGTATAAGTATGATTTAGTCACTCTTGACTTCTGTTTTGGTGGGATAGTTTGTTTTTTAGGTTTTACTTCAATTACATAAGTTTTGATATTTCCAGATTGTTCTTTAACTTTAATCAAATAGTCTGGAAAATAACGATGAACTCTATTGTCTATTGGTGATACATATCCTATTGAAAATTCTTCGGATGCCCAAGAAACTATACTTGGATTGTGGTCGCACCAATAACAGAACTTTCTTTCCCAACTACTGCGACAGATGATATTATCAGCATCACCTTTGTATTTTTCTGGATAAGAAGGTTTGTATTTGCTCTTAATACTTTCTGCCATTATCCCTACTACATAATATATAACGGTCAAAAAGTATTTATAAATGACTCAACCAAGGCCATCTGCGCCAAAAATAAAAACTATCAATGACATAAAAGGTAGTTTATTACATCCAGCCCTTACGTCTCATTTTGAATGCTTTTTTAGTATTCCTGATACTTTTGCGTCTGATAGACAGGGAAAAGTAAAAGATTTTATTCAAAGGTCTGTTCCAGCAAATACAGAACTTTTGACATTATCTTGCTCTGAGGCATCTCTTCCAGGATCAAATCTTGCCACCGTTGAATTGAATAATGATTTCACTGGTGTCACTCAAAGACATGCATATAGAAGACTATATGATGATAGAGCAGATTTTACATTTTATGTAGACAATAGGTATAGTCAGATACTCTTGTTTGAAAGATGGATGCAGTTTATAACAGGAGAGCAAATAGCACAATCTGCAAACTTGAACAGTTATTATAGAATGATGTATCCAAAAACTTATAAGACAACCATTTATATTACAAAATTTGAAAGATCTGCGAGATCAAAGACGGGAAAAGATAGGCAAAATGAAACGAATGGTTCCTATCAGGGATCGAGTATATGCTACACTTTTTTCAATGCTTTCCCAATATCAATAACATCAATGCCAGTATCATATGATTCTTCATCTCTTTTGAAATGTACTGTCTCTTTTACATATGATAGATATGTTGTTGCTCCACAAGCATTGACTGCACAGCAAGGAGAACCTGGACAAACACCTGCTATTGGTGTTGCAAATCCAAATGAGATTGCATATTCTAACGGACAAGTAATCACCAATGCTTTTGCTGGAAATGCTTCAATTTCTGGAAACTATTTTAATAATGTTTCTCCAAACCAGTTCAACCTTTCCTCTGGTTCTTTAACAAATAATGGAGAAGGTGGTGAAATTATAAATGCAATCAATGCAAATAGTAGAGAAGTTGAAGCTGGTCTACCTTATGTTGGTAGAAATAAAGGTAGAGGACCAATTGCTAGGTTCTCTGGTATATAATAAATAAAGTAACTGAATTGTATAGGAGATTATGCCTTTACCAAAAATTGCTACGCCAACTTATGAGTTGGAATTGCCTTCAACTGGTGAAACAGTAAAATATAGACCTTTCCTTGTCAAAGAAGAAAAACTTCTTGTTATTGCATTGGAATCTGAGGATACAAAACAGATTACTAC